TAGCTTAACAGCACATCTGTACGCTGTCTACGATAGAATAAAGGATAATAGTGATTTAAACGCTATTACCAAAATAATGATATAGCTCTATACGGTTCTAGAACGAATCGTACTTCGCTTTACTACGTAATGAGTTTTACAAACAAATAGAATAAGCTACTCTCTACCTCACTAAGGGGTAGAGAGTAGTATCGTGTATAACAATTGTATATCCAGAACCATTAAAACCTAATAGACTAGACTCACTGACCTTTATCTCTTCGATATAAAGGATTTAACCTTACTATCTCAGTAGGTTTAATGTAGTGTTTGCTCTTGGGGCTAAAGAGACTGGCTCTATTGCGTAAGGATAATAACCTAATCCATCGGTAGTCTACTAGCCATTTGCGTTTATTGTCGATACCATTGTAGTCTATTGTCTCGTGGTAGTTACTAGATTTACTGGGATAGTCGACTACAGGAGTACAGGTAAAGAGTCTGCTCTTGGGGTTATTGCCTGTTTGGATTAACCAGTCCCTTTCACTTAAGTCTTTTAGTAAGTACTTGGTGACGATGATGAGCTTTTCTATTGCTCGTATGTCAGTGTACCTGATTAGACCTAGTACTTCTTTTTCGTCTGGATACTTGTCCTTGTCCCAATTGACGCAATTTAATGCCGTATTTTCGGGAGATAAAGAAAGCCATTTCTCTCTTACTTTACCCACAAACAAGTACCCGTCCCTATCTTTTTCACCATCTAGGAACATAAAGCAATGTAAATGGATACCTCTATTTACAGTATACTCCCTAGTACACAGCATAGCGATATAACTATCATCAGTGTTTTGCAACCATCTCAATAAGTCACTGTAGTGTTTGTTTACTTTGGTTAAATCCATTTCATCAGTGTAGAAGTCTAGCCTAAGGACTAATACTTTACTGTAGACAATGAATAGGGATTCAATCAATTCTTTAATGTTCCTAAAGGCGTGTTGTAGATTACGTCTTTTATCTAGTGGCATTTCACTCACCCTGTCTACCCATGACTTGCATTTGGGTAAAGGTAGTTTAACATATTCTCTCCTAAAGTAGTGGTCTATTGGGAACATCTCTCTGGTGTATTCTCTACAGATACCCAGATAGTCAGTGTAGTCTGGTTTATGGATTCTGGATTTACTGATACGACAAGACCTTTTTAATTGGTTTCTTAAGGTACGTTTATAGAGAGTACGGAGTTTAGTGATACTGGTGATACTAGGGAGCTCTTTGTGTAAATGGTGGTGTTTTGGTAAGTATTCTTGTAGTTTTTGAATCAGAAGCTCTCTTGAGTGTTTCTGATAGTTTGAGAGTTCCTGTTCCAGTCGTTGCTGGAATGGCGTCCTTTCGTTTAACATTTTAAAGTCCTTATTTATAGTACCTGTCGCTGAATAGTTTGGATGACTAAGCGATGGGTACTATTGTTTTTATTTTTTGGCTAACTGGGTGTTTAGTTCATTGAACTGGAAAATCCAGCAACCGACTGTGAAGTAGGTGTGTGTATTTAGGTATCTAGATATAATGAAAATGGAGTGAGTGAAATTTATATTTTTTGGTTTTCAAATCCATCTCATCTAACAATAATACTAATAACCGATGGTTTTTAGAACACTCTATACTCTTGAAACCCTTATCTGGTAAGGATTACAGAGAGAAAGAGTAGTTAAAAATGGACTAACTGTTATCGTCTGTAGATACCTACTAAAAATATTAACTGTTATTTCGTGTTTCATATCTAAAATACTGAACAAAAACACAGATAGAATAAGCTACTCTACTACCCCATTGATAGGGTAGTAGAGTAGTATTCATTATCAGTTTCAAGTACTAACTGTGGGAATATCTAGATATTCCCCTTAGCTAGGGTAACAGGAGAAGCATTGGTACTGTTGCTATTGAGCTGGTTTCTATAGGAAACCTTATCACTAGGGTTTAATACCGAGTTACCTTTACCTCTAATCTCAGCTAAGATTTCTTTCAGTGTCTTAGTCTGCTCTTTGGTTTCTTTTAAGAGCTCATTAGACACGTCTCTAATCTCAGCTTCTCTTCTACTGGTACTGCTACCAGATTGAGCTAATCCAGTCCTTAAGTCCTGAGTATTGCTATTGCTAAATCCTAATAATCTACCCAATAGAGACGGGTTATCATTACGATTTGCCATAGCGCTTCTCATTAGAGACTCTCGATTGGCATCACTCATTTTTTTCATGGCTTCTCTGTTCTGCTTAGTAGAATGCAATAGAGAGACCACAGTAGAAGCATCAGCTCGACCAATACCTAAGAGATTTCTTAAAGAAGACTGTAAAGACTCTACGTGAGCATCAATACCACTTGCCTCACCTACCCCAGTACCGGTTACTCTGTTTACTGTACCAGGTGGGAAAGCACCCATGGCATTAGCCACAGAGGTAGTCTGGAATAGATCAGGACGAGATTGGGTTAATGGTGTTTTGTCTTCAGCAGAAGGTTTAGCTACCTGAGATATAGCAGCAGGACTCATGCCATTAGAGACATTAGCCACAGAAGCAGCATACCCACCACCACTGGAAGCACCAGCTGTTACTGTAGAGGTTTCACCTCCTGTATCACGATAGTGCCAGTATTGAGCATGGGGACTCGGTCCATAAGGCCTTAAGTCACGTCTATGCTTAAAGTCAGATACCCAATCTTTACCATCGAATATCTGGATGTGACCATGGGGGTGCCCAGGGATAGGTCCCCAAACAAGCACGTCACCGGCTACTTCAGGAGTACCGTTAGGGAGCTTAGTAAAACCTGCTTTAGTTAAGATACCATTAGTGTGGTACATATAGGCCGATTTCTGGGGTGTGATTTTATAGCCAGCTGACTGTAATGCTTCACGTACATACTTAGCACATAAGCCAGCAGAACTACGAAGAGCACGAGAGGAAGCTTTAGCAGCGGCCGCTAAAGCCTTCTTAGATACCGCCACTTGACCACTCTGCATAGTGCTTCTAAGGGCATTAGGTGCACTATCTGCTTTTACTCCTGCACCATCCATAGCGGAAGGCATAGCCGTACCATCTACACTTTGTGGTGTTTTTTGTAATCTACCACTACCTGATGGGTTATAAGACTGCAGAGTAGCTGTTCTGGTAGGTGTACCTGCACTATAGAGTACAGCAGTGCGAGTAGGAGTACTACCAGCACTGCCAGCAGCACCATTGGGACTACCACCTTTACTAAACTTACCACCACTAACCGCTGGAGCTGTTTCACTACTGGGTTTAGTGGTATCAATACCAGCACCTCTCATTATACCAATAAGAGACCTAGCGTAGTTAGGATCAGTAGCATAACCACTTCTCTGTAACGCTACGGCAGCTTGTTCAGGTGTAGAGGAACTATAGTAACCACCACGAGTATAACGTCTATTCTCTCTAATAAACGCTACGCGAGCAGCAATACCATCCTCTAAAGAAGCATAGTCAGCAAAACGGTCATTGATCATGACGTTTCTACCTCTAAGTACCTCTCTAGTTCTACGCATGGTACCAGGCTCACCTGGTCTAGCTTTAATACCGAAGTAGTTATTCTTACCAGATTGATGTTTACCCCAACCCGATTCAAGAGCCCATTGAGCAGCCAATACAGCGGGGTGAGGTTCACCTGCTTTTACTGCTGCCTCCATGATGGTTCTAAACTTATCACGGTTGTTACCGGATAGTTTAGTAGTGACCCAATCTTTAGCGGTTTCGTAGGCACCACTTACTGTACTGGTTACTGAATCTACTACACCACTGGCAGCATTAGTAGCAGCATTGTAAGTGTCCTTTACTCCTTGTGGGATGAAGCTAGCTATCGTATTTCTAGCAGAATCCACAAAACCACCAATAGTGTTCTTAATCGTATCGAAGGCAGAAGCACCAATACCGATATTGTTTAGCTTAGTCTTTTCAGTCTTCGCTAAAGCTTCAGTCTTACTGGCATTGGTGTCTTTGCTTTTCACTTCATTTTCGAGTTTCTTCAAATCTTCGTCTATTGACTTGGCATTGGTATTGAGTTTGTCATCCCAAGGAGAGACATTATAATCCCAAATACTGCCTTCACTTCTTCTCACCTTTATCTTAGCCGTCAGTACTTCGTTTAACACAATCAGTTTCTTAGAAGTTTGTGCTCTATAGAGCCCATCTAAGGTATTACCACCAATATGTGTTCGAGTACTAGAAACCAGATTTAAGTAAATGGGTACAAAGCGGTATTTCAGGTATTCGGTAAAGACTTTCACCCTACCATTGTCTTCCTTGTCAATCTTGAATAAACCTGCATTTTCTACAGCAAATTCAGCAATATCTTCATTAAAGGAAGCCCTGGTACCTTGCCATTTAATCTTACTGCTTAAAGCATTCATTAGGGAGTTGACAGCTGCTACTTTATTAAACTCGTTCATGTTCATCAAACCGAACATCTTGTAGATGATGGAGCGAGTAGCATCGTAGTTTTTATCATCACCACTGCTACCACTTGTACTACCGGTAGAAGCAGAGATTTCCTCTTTAGAGTTAAACCCTAACATGCTCATTAAGCCTTTTACTGCCATACCCAATGGATTCACCGCCGCTGCTATCTTCAAGCCAGTTTTCATCCAGTCAGGCATGACCCCAGCTATCTTCTTAGTAGCCCATTCACCTGCACGATACATCATTCCTAAGGGAGTAAAACCTAATACTTTCTTTATCCCACTAGAGAGATTAGAAGCCGTATTGGATTTCTCAGGATTCTTACCTTTCTTAGAAGCAATGTATTTCAATGCATCATCCCCAGTCGCTTGACAGATGTGCCCAGCAAAAGGAGAGTCTTGAATGGTATAGCTACCAGGAGCAGGCGTAATAGCGGTATAGTAAGCATCTAAGTCTTTATCTTTAAAAGAAGTCGCATCTACCAAAGTACCATTGGGTTTAATGCTGCGTACAGCGGCCATGGCTTTCTTGTAGACAGGAGAGAAACGGTGGTTATACCAAGTGCTCCATTTCTGGATTTGAGCCTGATCGTCTTCTTTAATTTCGAATATCTTTAGAATGTCCTTTAAGTTCTTACCTAAAGCACTTCTATCAATCTCACCACTAGGCAGTGTAGCTTCACCGAGTAATCTTTCAAACTCCATGACTTTTTTCATGTAGTCTTCTTCATTCTCTTTAAAGCCATACTGGAGCATACGGGCAATCACCGGTTCGTTAATCTTGTTATTCTTAAAGTAATTCCAAACTTTATACGCACCGTAACCTACTGCTGCAGTACCCAGAATAGCCCAGCCGATTGGATTAGTAGCTAGGAAAGTAGCACCAGTCATTAAGGCACCACCTAGACCAGGAGTCATGGCTACGCCTGCTAAGGCTAAGCCACCGTCTAGAGCAGCAGCACCGTAATTACCCTCTTTTAGGTTCTGGTAAGCGTTATAAGCACCATAAGCAGCACCGGCTAGGCCTAACCCTTTACCAGCTAATCCTAAGCCACGAGAGAGCAATCCTGCGCCTTTAGCAGCGCCTGCTGCTGCACCTCCCATACCTAATCCACCTAAGAGCTTACCTACACCAGGTATTTTACCCAGTAAACCTAATAAACCTCTACCTAGTTTACCAATCAAACCTCCGATAAACTGTCCAGCTATACCGGAGATCATGGACATGAGTCCACCCCCTCCTTTGGCTTCTCTGCCGTCTTTACCTAAACCGATCCCATTGACGGTTTTACCAATCATGTTAGCCAGTTTAGAGAAGCGAGCATTTTCACGAGCTTCACCGAGTTTATCTTTAGCAGCCTGAGCAGCTTTCTGTTTAATATCAGCAATAGAGTTTTCTCTATCTCCGTCACCATCCGTATCACCCAGTACTTTCTTATTGTTACCGAAAGCACCGTTGGCTAACTGAGCGTTGATTTGCATTAAGATACGGTTACCTTCATCACCAATCGCTAAATTAGCGTATTGCATGTCTTCAGGACCCCGTATCTTGCTCTGGATTCTATCGAATACCGTACGGACACGTCCACCGATACCCAGTGCTCCAGCAGCACCTTTAACCAAACCACCCAGTAAACCAGTAGCCATACCGAAACCGACTTTAGTAATCGCTCCGATACCTCTACCCATTTTACCGAGTACCCCACCAATAGTGCGGGTAGCCCACTTAGCGTAAGTTAAAGGAATATTGAGTAAACGACGACCTAAACCCATGTCAATGGGTCTGCCTTTAGAATCTACTAAGCCACGCTGTAAATCGTCTTTAGTAATCACGTATTCCTGGGTAATCATGTCGATAACCGGACCCTTGATGTCATTTAAAGACTTAATGACTTTAGCCTCGGGTTTACCTGTAGATTCATCTACCCAAGCATAGTGACCTAATCTTAGTTTACGGGCGATGAGGGCAGGTTTGTCATCTCCACGTACGTAAACATCACGTAGACGTCCTTTGTACTTATTAGAAATGTCTTTACCTACAGTAGAATAGAGACGCTTAGCGACGTAAGCCATCGGTACAATCGCACCAAATGTCATGGTACCTAAGCCTAAAGCTAGCCACTTGGCTCGCTCTACATGCTTATTGTTAAACCAAGACATCTCTTTTACTTTCTTCCAAGTACCATCTACACCCTTAGTGAAGGATTCTTTAAACTCTTCGTAAGAGACCACCATGTTACCAGCGGCATCGTAGATGTTACCTGTTACCTCATTCAAGGCAGTAATGACTTTACCAGACTCGTCTCTAAACTTACCGGCTACCACATCTTTAGCTTTCAAGATGGGTTCGGATAAAGAGGATTCGTGGTATAAGTCACTGACACGGGTAAAGAGTTTATTCTTACCTTTGTTGATTAAACCTTTCAGGTAATTGTAATTCTTCTTAACAGTGTCTATCTTACCTTGGAATTTGCCTTGGTATTTGTCTTTAATCTCTTCGAAAGACAAACCTTTGTTTTCTTCGTAGAAACCTTTAATGTCTCCTGCTACCTTACGGTAGTTTTCAGGATTCATGGCTTCTTGTTGTAAGTTCTTAGCATTCTCAATAGAGAGAACTTTCAGTTTCTCTAAGTCTTCCTTGAATTTCTCTTTATTGTAACCACGTGTTTTACGAGCTAAGGTAGAGAAGTATCGTCTAGAGCGTACTAAGAAACGTTTAGCGTGAGGGTTCTTCTCTGCTAGAGCAGACATCTCCGCTACTTGACGATAAGCTAGAGAACCTAAGGTGTCCAAACGGGTAGAGAGGGAGTCGTTGAGTAATTGTAATTGCTCGACTAACTTCTCATTCTCACTCAGTTTCTTCTTACCCTTACCGTAAGCTTCTTTAATTCGATCAATACCGCTTAAAGAAGAGCGTCTTAAGGCTTCGACTACTTTGTATCCACCCCAACGTTTCACGTCTTCCTGACTGAATACCACTTCGTTCTTGTGTACGGTACCGGCGACTTCATTTCTGTCACCAGGACGAGCAGAGTGACCAGTAAACCCACCAGAACTATATCGACCTAATCTATCGGCAATACCAGAATGGTTAACAGAGTAACCATCCTTATCCTGAGACAAGATACTACCTAATAGGTGTTGTCCTTGTCCAGCAGCCATAACACCTTCTACGGTGTCTTTATCAATAACCACATTGGCTTTCATGCCAGTGATTTGGTTAATGATCTTATTTAGCTCTTTAGCCGGTTTACCTTTAAAGGCATTAGTGAAAAGAGTGGCTTTCTCACCCAAAGGAGCAAAGTTATTGGGATTGGTTAACCAAGCAGGCGTAATGTACTCGCCATTAAACGAAGCCGTTAAGAGAATACGGGTAAAGGTAGTCACGTCTTTATCAGTAATACCCCCTGCAAATGACCTCACCCCTAAGGAGTTTCTAGAGGAGAGACCAATGTCTTCCATGATGGAAGCAGAAGTATTCTTTAAAGAGTTAATAGAACTACCAATCACCTGGTTGATGATTTCTCTTTTGTTCTTATCCGAAGGCATGAACTTACCGGAATTGTAGTTGTATTCCAGTAGCTTGGTTTCTTTACCAGTACGTAGCCATGTAATCTGTTGTAGAATACGGGCTAAGTACCCAGGTACGACTACAGCCTGTGCTCTCTGTGCCAGAGTAGATAAACCCTGAGGAGAGGCAAAGTTACGATAACCACCGACATCGTTAATAGTGATTTTGTTTTTATCGTTATTGGCAGCTGCGATAAATGGAGTGATAAAATCGAATACCCTATCGAATGCACCATCGCCTATACCAGCAAACTCATCGACATCCCTGCCAGTGAGTCTGGCTAACATCTTCTGTAAACCAGCTTGAGTATTGTTACGATAACGACCAGACTTAAAGCCTTGCTCTAGGATACTACCCATGTTATCGTTAAAGCGAGCGACTTTAGAAGCCCCTCTGCCTACTTTTCTACCCAATTTGGTTTTACCCATTCTACTACTGAGTAAACCACCTAGGAAACCCATTAAGGTAGTGGCACCTAAACTCCCTGCAGATTCTGCTGCAGAAGGACCAAAACCAGAATCACCCCCTAGGTTATTAAGAGCCATTTCACCACTACCGATGAGCTCACTTAGGAGCTCTTCCGTACTACCGATTCTTTGTTTTACGGTACTACTGGTGATTTTGGCTAAATTAGAGAGAAAACTAGATTGCCCGAATAAGGATTCGAAGCCTTTATTCATGGCTTTCTGTCTGGCCATTTGTTTTAAAGCTTCAGCTGAACGCATTTTAACGAAGTCAGGTAAACCCGTATTGAGTTTAATATCGTTAATCGCAGTGAGCAATTCCTTATTGGATTTCTCTTGATTGGCGTAAATATCGCTCAAGACGTGGTATTGTCTTAATTGTAATTCGATGGATTTACGATAGTAATTGAAAGTAGTACGATTACTAAACATTAAGGATTGTCTTAATGTCTTGTCGATACTACCTAAAGCTTTAATCTGGGAATCGAACCGAACCGACTCGATGGCTTCCTTGACTTCTTCCTTTTTAGCCTTAATCGATTCACGTTTCTGATTGATTCTTTCTTGTGCTGAAAAGAGACTACCTAGGGTAGCTGTAATCTCGTTTTCACGAGCATCTTCTCGGTTAATACTCTGATTACCGGCCTCGGTCTCTCCAGCTACTTTTTTCAGTAGTTCGGAGAGTTTAGACAAACCTCTTTCTTCTGCCGTGACACCGGCTCTTCTAGCCAATTCTCTCGCTTCTCTGGTGACTTTATTTAAGCCAGAGGAGGCATCGCTTATACCGGATACTAAATCGTTTTTACCGGCCACGATGTTATCAGCTAGATTGCCGTACTCTTTGGGTAAAGCTTTCTTAAGAAACTGCTCGACAGCAGACTTACTGAAAGCACTGCTTTTTACCCCACGTCCAAAGTCACGAGTGGCTTTAAGAATAGGTTTTCTTTGTTTGCCATTACCAGAGTTTTCATCCGATAAACCGTCGCCAAAATCACCTAAGTCGATTTCAAAATCAAAATCGGCAGGGGCTTCCTGAGCGACTGCTTTTTCGAATCTACTTCTTTTACCAAACATTTCAGGTAACCTCTGTTAGATAAACTGCAATTAATCATCGTCTTCTATTATCTTATAGTAGATAATAGGGACACTTTTTCATACTTTTGGTCTGGATACTCGTTAGTACGAGTGAAAGGATAACTCATCTCGTAGAGACTCGCTATACTACGTAGAACTCGTCTCTACGAGACTCATTGTAAAGGATAATGAATGGCTGAATCAACAAAGTTTCCTCCTGTATTGAAGAGGAAAGCTTTTAACTTATCATTACTGAATCTTAATCAAGAAGCGCTCTACAAGCAACTCGGTGAAGTCACCTCCACCCAGATGTTCGATGGGTCTAATTATAACCTACATCCGGAAGGCTTGTGGAGCAATGAACTCTTCGGTGCTATTGGCACACCGGAGCGATTGAATAAACAAGGCTGGATTAACCTCAATGTCACGGTTTTGCATCCAGTGGTTTATAAAGAACTAATAGCTGCCTCTAAACTCTTAGAGGAAATCATGTCAGGTGAAACCTTTGCCATCTTCAATCCTGAAACTAAGTTCTTCGATAGAAGCAATGCAATTGATGGACAAACTGGTTTTGAGTTCTTCATGTCTCATGTAGACGAAATGAAGATGCCTGATACAGGTTCACCGAAAAGACGGGAACTGATTAAGCTATTAGAAAAGAACAAAGAGACTTACAAAATCGATAAGATAGTCGTATTGCAGGCTGCTTATCGAGATGTTGAGTTCAAAGACGGGCAGATTACTCACGATGAAGTGAACCAAATCTATCGTGAAATCCTCAATTACACGACTTCACTCTCTAGCAATAGCCACAAACGTAATCTCTCTTTAATCGATTCTACGCGTTATGCTATCCAGAAAACCCTATTGAAATTATACTTGTACTTAGGGGAGATTACTGGGCATGGGAAGAAGAAGCTAGTCCAGAACAAATGGGCTTCACGTACGGTATTCAATGCGACTCGTAACGTGATTACTGCCCCTACTCCTTCTGGCCGTTTCACTGAAGCCCCAACTAATGTAGGGTACAAAGACACGATTGTGGGTTTGTTCCAGCAATTGGTTTCTTGTTTACCTTTTTCTATTCGGGGTATTAAAGAATCATTCTTGAGAGAGAAGTTCTTAAATCCATTAGAACCAGTGGTACTGGCTAATAAGAAAACCTTAAAGAGAGAAGAGGTCTATCTAAACCAAGAGTGGTTTGATTTATTCCAATCGGATGAAGGGATTAAGAAATTAATCCAAAAGTACCGTCCAGAGGAGGTACGTCACCGCTACATGGAAGTAGATGGTAAGTACTTAGCCTTAATCTATAAAGGCAAGGATGGTAGCTTTAGAATCATCAATTCGATTGAGGAATTACCTGCAGATAGAGATAGGGGAGATGTGTATCCAATTACCTTTACGGAATTGCTCTACATCTGTACCTGTCACTTAATTGACAAGAAACCCTGTATTACAACTCGTTATCCGATTACCGGTATTGAATCTAACGTGATTGCTTACTGTAAACTGAAAACCACAGAACGCAGTGAAGTGAGATACCAATTAGACGATAATTGGCAGAAGGATGAGCTAGTAGAACCATTCTACCAGTTTCCTCTATACGGAGTGACTACCGTAAACAGTAGTAGCCCTCCCACAGCTTCATTAGCGGGGCTTGGTGGTGATTTTGATGGTGACGTTTTAAGTAATATTGTTATGTTCACTGAAGAGTCTCTAGCTGAGGTAGAAAAGTACAATAGAGAGAAAAGGGCTTATGTAGGTCCTGATGGTAATCTACGCTATCCTGTAGAATACGATACCATTTCTTTCGTTTGTTACAATCTGTGTGTATTTGAGGAAGAACCTACTCAGTGAGTATAGATTTAATATCCCGAATGATTTGACCACTACTCCTACTACCTATTAGTGGGTAGTAGGAGTATACTTTTTATTTTTCTGTTTTACCACAAACGAGGTGTAAATGATTACTTATAATGCATTTAACTTAAAGTTTGGTAATCGCTTTCCATCCAAACTCACCACACCTAGAATATTTAAGTTAGACCAGCTAGTCTTACCTAAACAGACCTGTTATCATTACATCCCTTCCGTGAGTAGTGATGTCGGTCCTAATGCGTCTAATCCCTTATTTAAACCCGTAAAAGCCAGAATCCCCATGTACTCTTACATGGACATTGCTTCTCACTTAGGTACCATGGCTAGAAGAAGCTATAACCAGCTCACTGAAGTACGTAAGTATATTCGTGCTAATCGTAAGTTTAGAATGGTAATGGACTTAGATAAAGGCTATACACCACAGCCTATTATCCCTCTGGTCATGAACTACTCCTTAGTCGATAAACGGTATAAGTACTTAGGTAATACCAACCGTATCGAATACTATCGTAGCATGAACATCCTAAATACGGTAATTAAAGGGATGGTAGACGTCTACAATAGCAAAGGAGACTACCATAATCAGTTTCTGTTCTTAAACGTACCTAAGAACATTACCCCTATTTCGGTAATGAAAAGGGCTTCCTCTTCTGCTTTTACACTGGAACACTACAAAACCTTCAATACCGTCGATAAGATTGTTATCTTCGAATTGTGGAAATGGATTGGTTTAAGAAGAGAAGCCTCTATCTTTAAGAACATCCCCCAGAAACTCTTAGATAAAATCAATATTGTTATCGTCTACAACAATGTCTTTACCTTATTCAATTTAGGTACACTGAATAGCTGGAGACAATCGGAAGAGAATCCTAAGGGTAATGTCAATCCTTTACTGATGGGTAAACTCTTTATTCGTCTCTTGATTAACCTACAAATGGCTAATCGTGATTCCTCTTTGGTCGAATTGACTGAAGAAGAGCAAATGAAGCTGGCAGGTGAATCAGCTGATATTGTAATAGAAGACGGAGAATCGATAGAAGACATTAAAGAAGAGGAATTGAGTAGTGGATACCCAGAAGACGATGGCCTTTCTGAAGAGATTACCGCAGATAATCAAGAGACTGAAGGTGGTATTTCAGAATCTGAAGACGATTTGGAGGCGGATATCCCGAGTGATGAAGATGTAGAAGAGTTACTGAAGATAGACGATATTGACATTGATTTCGATGCTGATATCGTGGGTTCAGTGATTGACGAAGATGATGAAGTCATTGAAGAGACTAAACTCGTAGCAGCCAATCGAGCTAATCAGGTTAGTAAGGTATTGACTGAGAAAGCCAATGGTCTTATTGAACAAGAACCGGAATTCGAGGACATTACCGATGCTAAGTTCGATACCGTAGACGTATTGGGTATTAAAGACATTCCCATTGAAGAACAGTACAACTTAGTAGAGAGACCTAAGGAAGTGAAGTCTCCTAGTGAGAAGTGTCGTGCTGTACTCAATGAAGTGGCTAAAGACGAGAACATGACCGTATCTAAATACGAGAGTCTCAAGAAGTCTTTAAACAAATACAAAGACCTGAAACTCTCTAAAGACGATACGAAGACTGTCGCTGAGATTATTGATATTAAACCTGAAGACATTGCGATTACAGAGGAAGATAAGAAGAAAGCCTCTACGATTAACGTCATGACGGGTAAGTACGTGAAAGAGATTATGCCTCGTGACGCGGTAGCGATGTTGACTGCTGTACAGAGTAATGGTGTTATTGTTTCCAATATCTCTAAGTCTACAGTAGAGGATATCTCAGGTAGCTACGAAACCTATTCCATGAAGATTAAGCCGATTGTAGGTGAATCTTCTACGGTTAGAGTGAAGTTACCTAAGATTAACGAAGACGGTACATTCAAAATCGGGAATAGCACGTACAGTCTAAGCGGCCAAAGGCGCGATCTCCCCATCAGGAAGATTGATCCTGATACTGTTTCCCTGACTTCTTACTTTGGTAAAACCTTCGTAAGACGTGATTCTTATCGTATCGCTAACTACGAGAAATGGTTAATCCAGGAGATTCGTAAAGCCAATCTCGGTGAAAACAAAACAGTACTAGAGACTCGTTCTGGTAATGTGTTCGATAATCTACTAAAAGCACCGAATGTATTCAGTTTACTCTCCATGCACTTTAGGGCGATTACCACTAAAGAATGCTTTATTTACCTAGATTACCATAAGGCTAAAGAGCGTTTTGGTGAGGAAGCAGTACGTAAGGTAGAAGGTAAACACTTGTTCTTCTGTGGTGTTTATAAGAAGAATTACCCCTTAGGTGTGGACCAAGATGATAAGTTCTATTACTTAGATTCAGGTAGTCTAATGTCTTTAGGTACAATTGAAGACATTTGTGGTCTTAATATCGTAAAAGCCCCAGTAGAGTCTATTACGGTAGACATCATGGGTAAAGCGGTACCAATCGCTATTGTATTAGGTTATAAATTTGGTTTAACCAAGCTCTTAACTCACCTGAAACCTAAACATTATCGTACTCAGCCTATCAATACCAGACCTAAATTAGAGAGCCATGAATACGCTATTGCGTTTAATGATTTCTACTTAATCCTCTCTCGTGAGGATAAGGAAACCTCTTTAATCTTAGGTAGTCTACTGAAGATAGAGGAGACTAACAATGTCTCTATCTACTCCTTAAACAACAAAGATACCTATTTTAATCTCTTAGAATCGATTAAGATTCCAGGGCGATACTTAAAAGAGATTGACTTGTACTACAACATGTTCGTTGACCCGATTAGTGAACGTATCTTGATTGAAATGGGCGAGCCGACTGATTTTGGTGGGTTGTTGTTTAGAGCAGTAGAAATGTTGAAGAATCGTTACCACAAAGACGAGACGGATATTACCGAACAGCGTATTGTGGGTTACGAGAGAATGACAGGTGAGATTTACACTCAACTGGTTAGGGCCATGCGTGAACACAATAGACATGGCATTAAAGCCAATTACCCCATTGAATTGAATCCTGAAGCCGTATGGCTATCGATTCTGAAAGATACTTCTAAACGAATGAAAGAGGACTTGAATCCTATTCAAGACTTAAGAAGTACTGAAGAGGTAACCTTTGTGGGTAATGGTGGTCGCAGTAAGAAAGCCATGGTGAAACGCACCCGTGCTCACCACCCAACGAGTATAGGGGTGATATCAGAAGCCTCTAAAGACTCTTCAGATGCCGGTGTAACGACTTATCTTAGCGGTAATCCTAAGTTTAAGAATCTTTACGGCATGACTGAGAACAGTACGACTGATGAATTGATTAAAGACATTAAACCTGACAATGTCTTGTCTACCGCGATGTTGATTTCTCCTGCTAGTGATACCGATGACGCCAAGAGAAGCCTTCTAGCGGCAGTCCAGTGGGCACAAACCTTCTCAGCGGAGAATTACAAAGTATTACCGACTCGCACTGGTTACGATAGTAAACTCGTAGAAAGAAGTTCAGACCGCTACTGCGCTACTGCAGAACAAGATGGTATTGTAACTGAAATCAACAAGTTTGCGATTACCGTAAAATACAAAGACGGTACAACTAAACAAGTAGAACTAGGTAGAAGATTTGGTACATCAGGTGGATTTGCTACCCCACATGACATGGTAACCAATCTAAAAGAAGGCAGTAAGGTAAAAGCAGGTGACATCATTGCCTACCATTCTGGGTATTTCACCAAAGACCCCATGAATCCAAATAGCTTAGCACTGCGCTATGGTGCTCTAGCTAAGGTAGCACTGATGGAGAATGCGGATACCTTCGAAGATTCTACTGCCATTAGTCAATCCTTCTCTAAACAAACCAAAGTGGTTTCTTCGGCATTTAAAGACGTAGTGGTGTCATTTAACCAAAACGTCCACAAGATACTGAAGCCTGGTACTGAAGTAAACATCGGTGATGCTTTATGTATTATCGAGGATTCTATTACGGCAGATACAGGGATGTTCGATGAGGAATCCATTGACTTATTGAAGAACTTATCTAACTCTTCACCCAAGTCAGCTTATCGAGGTGTAATCGATAGAATCGAAGTCTTCTACAACGGAGACAAAGAGGACATGTCGGAAACACTGAGAAAGATTGCCAATATTACCGATAACATTCTCTATAACAAGGAGAAGGCTTTAGGTAATAAAGGCATGACAGGTGAAGTAACTGATGACTTTAGAGTAGAAGGTAAACCACTACTGATTGATACATCAGTGATTCGGTTTACCATTACAACTGAGCACAATATTTCCATTGGGGATAAACACCATTGTCCCATTTAAACCTTTCTAATACGGGAAGTCCCTTAGAGCTTTAGTTACTAACTACAGGTAGCGATATACTGTAGGGCGTTTCTAATCAAAACGAGATAGTAAAAAGACTAAAGATTGGGTAATCCGTAGCGAAGCTACTCTCATTCGGGAGTAGTGTGCCTAACGACTATCGAAAACATTCTATTGAAAATAGAGGAAGTGAGTAGAGTAGAGTACGAGTGTACTCGAAAAGAAAGGGCACCAGTAGCTAATAACTGGTGTGTGATATAGTCTAAACACATGTGAAAGCGTGTGCTGTCTCTAAGAGACGGGTAGAGCGTAACGAACTCTATTGAATGTAATTGAAAACCGTCATTGCCACACAGCTCAAGAATACTATCGCTAAAGTATTCAGTGAAGATAAGGTACCTAGAATCAATAGAGAAGACAATACTCCAGGTGAACCGGTAGACATGATATTCAGTACCAAGTCTATCTACAACCGTATTGTTAACTCACCCTTCTTAGTGGGTATGTCCAATACCATTCTAATTGAAGGTAGTAAACAGGTAGCTGATATTTATTTTAAAAATAAATAAAGAATAACCTACTCTCCTTACCCCGTAATAGGGTAAGGAGAGTAGTATTCTATTCTGTCAACGCTCAATACGTTTATTAGCTCGTGTACTTGTACACCTCGCTGATTAGCGTTCTGTGCGCTTATTAGCGAAGGCAGCAAAGATTTGTCCTGGCATGGTATCAGCGGTAAAGGAAGCCATTCTAGCCACACTGAAGCTGCTTTGGATATTAGCCACACTGGTACGCAGTCTACGTTTCAATTTATCAGACAAGTAAATCTGCTCATTTAAACCTAAACCACTCAATACAGCTAAGTAATCCATAAACGGTGTATCATCGTCGAATAGGTCATTAGCCATACCTAGAGCAATATCTAACAGACCAGCACCTGCTGCACCAGCTCCACCCATTACCAGAGCACCACCAATCATGTTGAACATGGTGTTCTGTACTGAGAAGGATTCTGATATTGGCATAGCTATCGTTTCTTCCATGGGTACAATACTGAAGTTTACCGTGATAGACATTACGTGCCCATCAGGAGTAAATCCCATGGTACCGTCACCACGACTAATGGAAAGTGAATCAATAGCACCCAATCGAGTCTGCATCCTACCTTTGTCGTAGAACTCTAAGTAGAATGGGTTAGAGTGGGAGTGTTTACCAGTAGACAGAGGCAATGCTAAAGCCATGATACAAGCCAGAGGAATGAAGATGTCATTCAGCGCACTTCTTCTATTGGCATAACGAGAAGTCAAGGTGAATGAATAACCTGGTTTAGGTTGTTGTGCTTCACTAGACTCCCAGTATTTTGGCATGTCTAGTGTACCACCACCACCCATGATCAGGAGACCTTCTAAACCAATAGCGGATACCGTATTCTCGAATAGACTCTTCACGCCACCTACCATGGTTTCTACGGTATTAGCTAACATACCGTCACCTACGTTACCACCAGCTAGATTGAACATGGTGGAGCGAGAGGAAGCGGCAGCTGAGTTAATCTTTTCAGCAAGAGAAGAAGGTTTAAAGTTATTAGAGAAGGACTCGGATACTGAACCAGTATCATCTACTCTAAAGGAGACAAAAGCACCACCGTCTCTTAATTCAGATTCCAATAGTGTTTTAAAAGACGGATCACTAATTTCCTCTCTAGTGGGTGAGTCAGCAGAATCAGCTTGTGCGGCTTTACTGCCATCTGCCCCCGCCGCACCTTTATCTTGTTCGGCATTACCAGAAAGCATTTTGTAAGGACCAGCGGCTAGGTAGTTCTGGATATAGGAAGACAAGCTCATCCCAGAACGTCCACCTGACCTCTCTTGATAGATTCGACTCAATAGGGAGTTCATTCCGGCCTTACTGATGTTAGTGTTTTTTAGTATCGCTTCTTGTCTAGCATGAGCCAAACGCTGAGCTCGAGTAGCGATTTTAAACACGTCTAATTGTACACCGCCTTTGTGTAGACCCAGTGCGTTGGCTAAATCAGGGAAAACAGAGGTAAGGTGGTTGTATTCCACAGCAGACGTATCAGCTGGTAAATCCACACCTTCAGCACTTATTTTGTTTCCATTGATATCCACAGGTACAGAAGGGTAAAGCAAACCTAAGTTTACCATGAAGTGGTTAACAATCGTCTGTACGGCTGTCCAGTATAGTGGCATCGCTGGTTTTAGGTAAGCGTAGCGTCCACTAGGTTTTCTCATGAAGAAGTTGACTGCTTTACCTACCAGACCTACTAGAATGAACGGTAGAGCCACTAAACGAACAGCCCCAGCTAATACCTGAGAAGCTGCTCGAATGAACATGAATTCAGCACCCCTACCTTTATTGGCTAAGGAAGCACCAGCGGGTGAGTACATACCAAACAAGAAACCGGTTAATGAGTTAAATGCCATGGTACCGGCTCTAAATGAGACAACACGGTAGTTATCATCGTAGGTTTCACTAAAGTAAGGACCTAAACCATCCATCCCTTTACCCGCCATGAAGCTATTGGGGTTTAAAGGGTCACTGAAGTAGTTAGGTTGAGGCAGAGGGTTAATTACTAAAGAACCCCCTAGTCCAGTATCTTGGAATTTAAAGTCAGCTGAAGACCAAGTACGCATTTCAATCGGAATACCGTCTAAGTCTTCTTTCCCGACTAAGAACAGGTCTCTTACCCAGTTCTTATCGTTAAATTTAGCAGAATTTCTATCTGCTGCCATGGTCTACCTCCGAAATGATAGAAATAGTTAGTAGAATAGTATAGTCAGAGAAAACGTTTAAGCCACTAGCTGGTAGGTTTATTTGTGAAATTAGATTATCCAGCTATTTGAAATAAACAGGAGTATGTTTACATGGCTAAGAACAAACGTTCCCCTATCCCTGCTAAAGGTGCTTTAGGGAAAGCTAAAGGAAAAGGTAAATCATCCACTATTGCAGGAGCCAATAGTGAGAAAGATAAGAAAGTAACCGTATTTAACTCGGTAGAGGACAAGAACCTACAAACTAAAGATGCTTACGAAGCAGAACTCTCTTCTACCATTAACTCCCTTTATAAGTTCAGTACCACCATGAGTCTAGGGGATATTAGTTCCTCCTTAAAAGGTGGTGTGGGTATGCTCAGTAAGATTACTGGCTACATCTCCAAAGCAAGAGAGATAGGGGAGAAGGTAAAGAGTGGTAATATCCTAGATGCAGTAGGTAACCTAGCACCTGGTGCTAAGTCTGCTATGCAGAAAATGGGTATGGACCCCAGTATCGTCGATAAGATACAGGCCGCTGCCCAAATGGGAGTAAAAGCAGCTGATACTTATAAACAGATTAAGAGTGGTAATCTTAATGTATTGGATGGTGCTCAAGCATTAGCTAAAAGCATTTTAGGGGTAGAGCTACCGGTCATTAAAGACATCCAAGCAATACAGACAGCCGTAACAGGGATTATCTCCGAATATTCTAAAGCCGGTATTGCTCTAAAAGACGAGTGGAAGAAGTTAGTACAGGAATGGAATCCTAAAACCAATTCAGCTGAAAACAATAGCTGGAATATGGGTACAGACATTGCTTCTACCCTATTACCGGAATTAGCTAAGAATGGAGATTACGAAACCATGTTAGCAGCGATTGCTCATTCTGATCCATTGAGAATGGAGAAAGTGAGTGGTGATGTGATTAGTAAGATGTTAAAAGAATACAGTAACAATACCGTATTCAATCGACAGAGAACACCACAAGAGAACTATACTCTAATCATGAAAGTGATTAAAGCGTTTAGAGGAGGTGAATTCCTCTGGGTAGATAGAAACAATCCTTCCCGTAAAGGATTCAATCTAAAACCCTTTATGGATGCTTCTCAAGACTTCAAGAAGATTGCTACCCTGAATCTGGCTAGTAAAGCTTACTTGAAGGATACCGATACTTCTGGTATTCTGCATTACAACTATATCGATGATAAGAATGAGGTATTGGTATTGCTGACATCAGTGTTTAAACAGACGACGACTAATCACGATACTGAACTGAGAAAAGACTTCTCTGAGTTTATGGGTAATAAAAACAAACCAGTAAAGTCATTGGTCACGCCTTCTGAGTTTAAAGCCAACATCACTATCTAAAAAAGAAGTAAAGAATGGCTTATCCTCTCTACTCCCCGTAATAGGGAGTAGAGAGGAGTAGCTTATTTCTCTAATTGGGAAGATTCCACTAACTTAGGTTTCAGTTTGTTCAATACACGAGTCATTTGTTTATCCCGCATTTTGAACTTACCTTTCTCGTCAATGTAATAAGCCACGAATGGCTTATCGTTCTTCAAGAAGAGTTCTAATAGAGGTGGTGAAGACAGAATCGAGTAATAGAGAAAGGTTTCCATAATCGCATCGGATACGTATTTCTCATTGAAGATACTCTCTTCTTTCCCTTTAGCCAATTCAGATAGGTGATCCCTCAACTCATTACCATTCATCTCCCTAATCTTGTCATTCTTCTCTTTCAGCTTATACCACTGGATAGCGGTGTATACCGATACGAATGAGCCGTATTGTGGGTGATGAAACACGCGATGTGATTCAATGGTTAGGTTTCTACCGAGTAGGGTATTGGCTACTTTGTCAATTCGAGTGTGATCTACCCCATCTAGACTGGGGTTGATATTACTCAAATCCACCTTCTTCATCTTCGGATAACGCTGAAGATTATCATTCATGTTGCCCCCTAATGTTACTCTTGCTCAGCTCCTTCTGTATCACGGCGGCGTGGACGACGAGAATTGTTGCGTTTCTCGTGGTAGTTAGCCAGGTTGGATTCAGGGGCTTTGTGCACTTCATCATGGATTCCTGACTTCTTGATGTACTCAGGAGTTAAGTCAGGTACGACATTGTCGCTAACACCCATGTTACCGATGTGGTAAGTATAGGACTTTACGGTACCTGATTTGCGTTGCATACTGATAGAGATATCTACCCACTCTAAATCCAGGATGTGCAGAAACTCACCCAGTACCTTTACTGAAATGAAGTCACGTGAAAACTCTTTCAAGAGACGTGAACGCTCAGCATTCAAGTCATTGCGAGAAAGAGTATTATTGTTGTACTTCTGTAAAGTAGATTCAATAATCTCCTCCATTTGGGTGAAGGTGATTTTCTCATCCTCGAACTGAGGGCAGTCTACTTTACCCTTACCGTCGTAACGGTCTTTCACAATCTTCCGCAAGAGTGCGGCCAGTACCCCACCCCAAGTGGCAGGGATGTCCTGCATAGCACCATCCTTGGATTCAGTGATCTTTCTAAACCCAGTCAATTGTAAGTTTTCTTTAATGCTCATCGTAGATTCCTTTAGTTTTAGATTCAACATTGGCTCCACTGATTAGGTGGAGAATATACTAGTTACGGTAAATGACCAATTCATCTACCACTTCATTAACCGATAAGGCTACTAAGATAGCAAACCTTATACGGGTTAATACGGCTTGCGCTTGTAAGCGTTTTACTTCCTTTAATAGGTTGATAACTGATACCAGATAATTCGATAAAATCTCCTTATCGGTACCCCTCGCATTATACCTAAGGTACTTCCTTAGGGTATAATAGTTGTCAGTAACACTCACCATGAATACCCGAGCAACATCTCTTAGGTCTAGTGACTTAAGATAGGTATTCAGTCTGGTTTGTTCTTCTACCGTGAGGTAAGTGTTCTCTCTGTACTTTAACCCATATACCTGTTCTTCGTACTCCATGAAGTAGGTATTAGGGATTTCATCTCCCAGATAGTCTATTCTTTCTAACTGGTTTTGAAAATACCACAGTAAGCTGTCGACCATTTCTTCAGTCGTAATATCACTATCACTTTCTTTAAATAAAACGATATTAGCTAAGTGGTTTTTGACCATTTCCTTTTCATGGTCTCTTAATGTTTCTTTTATTTTCTCTTTACTGCTAGAGAGAAAAGAGCTGATTTTGTTTAATAGATTCGACATTTGAATATTACTCCAATTTTAGAAAAGCACGTATTTACGTACATTTCTTTGAATAGACACATTAGAATACGTGAGTTTTTGAAATGATTCTATTCTTTTCAAAATCACGTCTCTTATCACTTCAATAATATAGCCCTATAATCTTCTAGAATATAGGTGTTAGAAGGAACATTAAAGATGGAACAGTTTATCGAAGATCATGCTACTGTTAAAAGCAGTAGACCACCATTGGGAATCGAAGCATTCTCCGTGAGTGGTAGTGTTTCTAAACACGATAGACAAGGTATCCTGGACGAGAATACTAAGTTAAGGCAATTGATTGCTCGTGGTATTCTGGCTCAGGACAATATCTTGGCGGATAAAGACATGATTAATGTCGCATTAAAGGCCATGGCTGATAATGATAAAGTCGTGATTGCTCAGGCTCGCTTAGCAGTAGATGAGGAATCCAATAATGCTTCTAAAGACTTGGTGGCTGCTATTGTTAGTGAAGTCATTGGTCGTCCGATTAATACACCCAGTGTTAATCCTGAAATTAGAAGAGACATGGATATCGAATTACCGAATGCCTCTCGTGAGATTAACGATGATGAGCTAGTAGTAGGCACAGAGCAACTCAGTGAAGCTGAAGTACTCGAACAGCTCAATGGCAGTAGTGAGTAAAGAGACATGGCTGAGTTAAACCTCGAAGAAATGAAGGGAGGGCACGATAGTGGCCGAACTGAATCTCGAAGACATGAAATGGAGTACGAAGAATGAGTACTACATTGAATAATTTAACGCCTTATTCATTAGGGATTGCTGCTGTTAACTTAGAATTAGGTACGGATATCTTAACAGTTTATCCACAATCGATTCTGCCCATGCGAGATGGTGAAGTCATTGACGCCATGGAGGAGACTAGCCAAACCATTACGGATTCCTTTGGTCGTACTTCCTCAGTGAAAATCAGCACCTCTAATGCGATTAAAGCTAAGTGGTATTGTCAGGACCCTAACCTCATGACACCGCCTAATGTCAGACGTGGTGCTAAAGTCATGTTGTGGCGTCAAGCCAATACAGACTACTTCTATTGGTCCACTACGACCAATACTGACAATTACCAGAAGCTAGAAGAACGCGTCTATGGTTATTCTAATACCAAAGACGAAAGTGTAGACCACACTAAAGACCCTAATGCTACTTGGACTCAAGGTGTTTCTACACTAAGAAAAGAAGTCAATCTTATCCATACGACTAAGTCAGATGGAGAACAATGGGCTTACGACATCAATGTCAATGCCAAAGAAGGATTCATTATCCTGAAAGATGATATTGACAACATGATTAGAATTGATTCTAAGAACCACATTATCCGTTTACAGACTACCGATGGTGCTTTTATCGAAATCAATAAGCGTAACATCAACATTGGTTGCGATAACATGAGCACAGTAGCTGATTCTACCATTAGTGAAAAATCCACTAATAAGACCGGTAACTACTCAGCTGGATGGAATACCGAAACACCTGTACATTCTCAATTAGGTAACTACAATATTACCGGTGGGATTACGGGTAGTCCTGGTAGTGGTGGTAGTGGCTTTACGATTACTGGTGATATTAACCAGATTGGTAGCATTACTTCTACAGAAGACCACAAAGCTGGTGGTATATCACTGATGCATCATCACCACACTTGTTCCGCTGGTGAAAGTGGTGAACCTCATTAAGAGATTTAGTAGTAAATAGCAATTGCTGAGCCATAGAAGCTCTTAGAAAGCGATTAGACTATAGAGTAATACCTTTGTACCATTTTGCATTAAATCGCGTATAATCGCAAAATAGAGCGAATTACGCTCATTCTGTACTTTCGTACTAAAAACTCAATATAGAGTGAAAATAGACCCACTACTAACGATTCGTTAGATAGACACTACTCTCTACTCCTCATCAAGGGGAGTAGAGAGTAGCATTGTCTTATTTGTTTTCAGGGGTAGGTAGTACAAAGTCATCTGGTAATACGATACAGAATTCTCGAGTATCGACAAAGGTAAAGCCTATCAGTAAACTGAATAGCTTTTCCATCAGTACCTCTTTACTACCCATCTCCTCTAACAATTCATCAATTCCATCACTGGGTAAGAGTAAGTCTTTACTCTCCTGCTCAATCTGCCTAATCTGGTCAGCAGCTTCTTTTCTAGATAATGGAAAGACCTTAGGTACCATCATCACAACCGAATCAAGTCTGTGTTTAGATAAAGGTACCCAATGGTACAGTAACCAATCGTACCAATCGTAGGTAAAGAAACCCACTACATTCTCATCTAGAAAACCAGGAGTAATATCCGTATAAGGAGAATTGATTACCCTAACAGGTACCATGTTATCAGTATAGTACTTTAAACAGAGTACAAAGTCGTTAATCTCTTCCTTATTGAGTTGATAAGGATAGATATTTAAGATAAGCTCAGTACGGTTAATCTTACCTTCTCGAGTGGAATTGTAGATATACCTAGCTACGGTATCTCTTAAATTCACTAATAGAGTAGTAGGTTTAGAGTGCTGTAAGGTATTGAGGTTTCTCTCTTTATAGCGTTTCCTAAACTCATGTAAGTCTATCCCATCGAAATCATCTCGCTCACGGGTAAAGTATCCGTTTAAGAGTATCTCTTCAGTCAGGATATCATCCATGGATTCTAATACAGCTAAGCGAGTATCGAATAAGCAATCAATATCCACTAGGATACCATGGGATTTGGCTTTCTCTTTATCATTCGTTATCATCCATTACTCCTTTAAATCGGAGTAGTAGATAATGAAGTTATTGATACAATAACGATAGTTTTCCTTAAAGGTAAAGATTAAGGCTAAGAGTACCCTTAACCAGCGATTGTCTTTATCTCTTACGAGCTTTTCGTAATAACTGGTATCAGCACTACTTTGCTCGTCTATCAATTTACCCATAAGGCTATTGAGGTCATTGGGGTAATGTACTACGTATAGGCAATATACCTGGTGTAATACGACAGAGAGTAGGGAATCCGGTAAACCTCTAGGACCTAAGTGTTTCTTACTCAATTCACTTAAAGTATCGTAATTGAGGTAATCGATTAGATTATACTGATAGCGAAGAGAATCAATGGTACTGTATACCTTGGTTAGTTCTTTATCACTGCACTTAGAGAGTACTTGAGCAAAGACTTCGTATAGCCGATACTCCATTTGTTTTAGTGGAGACTCATTCACCTCTTCTTTTAAATTAGTGAGATACTCACTGGCTTTAAGGTAATTGGCTTTCTCTTTATCAGTTTTATTCATGCTATCGAAATCAATGTCTTCTAATGCTAAATTGGTTTCCATTCAATATCCCCCCTAGTAGAGAAGAGTTGATTTTAACATCATGGCAGTTAAGTAAGAGTGTAACATCTTGTTAGCTCCTACTTGACCGGTATAAGGTTTTAATGCATTAGCCGATGCTTGCCCCATCTTAACAATAGATTGCTCTAGTAGACGGTTACCATTCTCAGAACCACCCCTAAAGTGCATCATTTCCTCAGCCGTCTTAATCAAACCCATGGATAGGAGGTTGTTTACCTCAGGATAGGAAATACGACCACCTTTAGATTCACTACCAGTAGCTTGAAGGGTGAAGGAATCAATGTGGCTATTGTCTTTAGGAATAGAGATTTTCTTAGAAATCATCTGTTGTTGAATACGGACAGGTAGGTGCAGTACCATGGACTTCTTATTAGAGAGTTCACGTGAACCGTCATCCGAATACATCCAGATTTTGTGGTAGAAGTTGATGTTGTATTTATCGGCTACATTCTGTAGATTGTCGATATCCAAACGGTAATCATCTTCCCCTACTGGAGTGATGAGTTGTAGGTAATCCTCTTCATTCTTGAATTTCACCATCAATTCTTCGAATTCTTTGTCGCTTAATGCCTCTAAACGTTTACGGGTACGTTCTCCGTTATCTGATTTAGGGAGCATAGCTTGCACCAACTTTACCGCGTAGTCAGTGGCCTTTTTTCTAGCTTCAATTTGGCTCATTTGTCTTTGTCCTTCTTAAGCTAATATAAATAGAAATAAAACACACAGTAGTCATTCAGACTACTGTGTGTCTATCTATCGATTAAATTAGTTTAGGTTCTTCTACAGAAGTCTCTTCCTCTACGGTAATCTCACCGTCCTGTTGAGTTTCCTCAATGGCTTGATTGACTTCCTCGGTGGTGAATTCACCACTAACGGTTTCTTCACCTTGAGTGAGAGACAGATTCTCTTCTTCATCGAAGAGTCCTTCAGTTGCCTGATTGGCTTTTTCTGCTTCTTTCACCAATTCACCTTGTACAGTAGCCAGGTCTCGTAGAGATTCAGCCAATTCCTCAATCTCATCACCCTGTTCATTCTTCACAAACCAGTCTTTATCGAGTTTACCGTGTTTACCATATTCACTCATGTAAGGGAAAATGGTTTTATCCAGTAACTCCAGCCACTCTTTAGAAGGCAAAACATCACCTAAGAGGGTACGGGCATTCAAGGTAGAAATACCTGAAGCGACCCCGAGTTTGTAAATCAGGAGATTCAGTTCACGATTGAGTACGTAAATCTGCTCGGTAATGGGTTTGTTTACCAAGAGAGCCTTAAAGGTATTCTTATTAAAACCCATTTCATTAAACATACCGACAAAATCGATTTCATGCTTTTCACAAAGCTCTTTTACATCCCTCAGGATGAGATTCGGGTCAGTAATGAAGGCTTCTAAAGATTCGTCCTTAATACCGACACCTTCAATTTCCTTCTTACCGGTAATCTTTTCGTACTCTTCATTGGCTTTATCAATGTCGACGTACTCTACTTGATCCAAATTATCCATATTGCATTTGTTCCTTAAATTGACTATTTAGCGTTATCACGCTTCGCTTTAGCCGTATTATCTTCAATAAGACTATTCGTTTCAGAAGCATTCACCATTTGTTTAGCATACTTCTTCTTAATGGTCTTCTTATCATTCTCTAACCAGAAAGGATGATAAGTACCTAAAGCCATTCTCATGATGTCCAGAGTAGAGAGCTCTAGTTGCTCATGTGCTGTATCATCGAGAGAATACCAGTAACGGGTATCCAGAATCATGTCCCAGGAGTAACCGTTTTGTTTTACTTTCTCGTACAGTGTAGCAGGAGTGAGTTCTAATAGACGTTTATCAATCGCTCTTAGGTGTTCAGCCCAGTACTGGGACATCTGCAACATATCGGCACAAATACTAATTGCACGAGACAGACGATGATTTTCGTCTAAGAGGCTACGCACTGTCGTACGAGAGAGTTTTACTTCAGGCAGAAGGACACAAGCCACGTCCTTAAAGTTATCGGTACCGGTAATCTCACCGGTTAAACCATACATGCCATGCTGGCGTAAGAAGTGGAAATGAGTCAGGTTCTCGAGAATACCGTATTTCTGGGAAACGATGATTTCCAAATGATAACCAGAAGGACCGGTTTTACACCGCCACTGTTGCATAGTAACAATATTCAAGTCATCGGGATTGTTATCCTCACCGGCATCTCTCAGTGGGTACTTCTGTACGTTCTTATCGGTTTTAAAGTGTAGTTTGTTTACGTTCTTGATTAGCCACATGCAAGTGGACAAGAACATGATGTTTTCAGGTACCCCTTTTAACTTCTTACCGGTTTCGGAATATTGGGATGGTTTGTGTTGTGGAGCATAGGGGTCTAATTGGAAAGCTTGGCCATAATGAACAGTACCGGTAAAGTAGGTATTGGTGCCTACCAACAAGTCCGGTAGCTGGTCAATCATGTTTTTCTTGAAGCGACCAGAGTTCATGGCCACCATGTTTTGCTTAGCATCACCTAAGTCGGTTTTATCGTAAAGCTCTTGAACAGCTTCTACAATAAACATGGAAATGGAGTCAATGCTAACAAATGTAGGTAAGAGAATCTTGATGGCTTTACCATTTTTATTAATTAGCGGAGTGTCTACTTTAAAAGAAGCACCTTGTTTCTTCTTAGAAAGCATCCATTCCTTAGCCATCTTAAACCATTCGTCTCCTTTGTAGAGCGATGCTTCGGTTACTAACCAGCGAGGATTCTCTCCTTCGAACCAATCAGGCTCATTGGGTTTAACGATTCTTCTTAGTCTGGCTTCTAGACCAGGGATGTAAGTATTGTTTTCAGTATCGTATTTCTGTCCAGGACTTAAGTGGTGTGCTCGAAAGGCGGCGACCTGATTGACGTAGTCGGCTAGGGCGGATTTGTATGAGTTTCCTGGCCCCACAAAGATAATGGAGCCATTATGCCCGCCATTGGTGAGGTATTGGCCATTAATGGCTTTTACAGGTGAACCAGTGGGGATGTCCATCAAGCACCCTACGTTTAAATTTACCCGTAGGTATGGGGACTGTTTCGCTGGCATTTGAAAAAATTCAGACATGTAAAACTCCGTTCTGTCTAATGATGATTAGATGGGGTAAAGAGCATGTAAAAGCATCGGTTTTTTGTTCAGATATTGGGAAGAACCGATAGAATTTAGATGTCTCGTTTTCGATTAAAAATCAGAGTATATTTAGAAGGAATTGAAGTGATGGATAAAAACGATTGGCATGTCTCAGTAGCCCTGTCTGTAGAGGCACTGAGAAGCGATATCTCTGCTCTAAAAGAGATGGATATCTCTAATGAAGGTCTGGCTACTACACTAAGTAATCTCTTTAGAAACACCTACAATACACTGCGTTTATCCATTAGTGGTTTCTTGGAAAAGAATGACTACGGTGTATTGGGACTGGATGAGAATCTGGTGCGTAAACTGGATAAGAGTAAACTGAGCAAGAACTACGCTTACTTACTGGATACCCAGGTAGAAGTACCGGTAGGCATGAAAGGTCATTACCTACCCTATACTGAGGTGTCTCTAAAACTCTCTACTTTGTTTAGTGGCTTACAGAGCCAAGTAGAGAAACTACGTAGTGACATTGGTAGAGTAATCTCTACTGAAAAAGGACTACTGGATTCTACTCTCTTCGATGATAAGTATTACCTAGAAGAGAACCAGGTAGTAAAGAATGCGATTAAAGAGTGGTCATTACATCGTGTAGCCAATGACATTGTACCTTCACGTGCTTTTGGTGATGTCTTCCGTAATGGTAATGAATTGGTGGAGTGTATTGGTGTAGCCCGTCAGTGTAACAATAACCTCAATCAGGTGAATCGTAAGAAACTAGTTGCTAACATTGAAACCACCATGACTTACGTGAAGGACTTAATGGAAGCAGCTAAAGAAGGTTACTCTAAACCCCTGATGCTGAAGATTGCTAATGCCGTAGCAGCAGTAGCTGAGAATGTAGAAACATTGTCTGCTGCTGTGTATAACACTAAGATGCTGAATGTAGCATTGGATAGTGTTAATGAGAAGGTAACTTCACTAGTTAACTAAAACTAATAGACTATACTACTCTCTACTCCCAGCTAGAGGAGTAGAGAGTAGCTTATTTTATCTGTTTTGTTTTACCAACTTAGTGTATGACAAAAACATTTATTGGTAAAATAGATTGGTACATTAAAAAGGAAAACTAGATTACCTTAAAATGTTCCGTATTTACGAGTGTTCTTCAATGTTTTTACTCTCTAATTCACTAGGATTATTAATACAATGAATATAAGCGATCCATTTTACAACTGGTTTTCAGTAGTTATATTGTTATTCTACTTATCCCAGTTAATCAGTCTCGAGGAATATAGTTTAGCTTTCAGCTTAGCGAAAAATAAAGAAAGATACCTCCACATTAACCCAGTGTTATGCAAACACCAGACTAATGGGAGGTTAGACTAAGAATAAAATGAACTTAACAAACGACCTCTCTTATACACCCTACCAGTGTCAGCTGGTAGAAGAGAAATCAAATTATCTTCACTATACCAGAGAAGAACTAATCAATAAACTCATTGACTACTTACCTTCTAACAGTCAGTATAGAAGTCATCTACTCTCTAATAATCAATTTAGAAACAGTCAATCTCTATCTAAACTACGTAACGTCTACTCTAAACTCATTAATCGAAAACTAAAGGTAAGTAAACGAATCAGTAAAAGAAGAAAACGTAGACCAGACAGAAACGGCTATTATGGCTTCTGTACAGAATACACCCATGAAGACTTTCCTCCTGATCACTACCTTAGGAGAGAATATGTCAGACTACCTTTCAAGAAACTACACTACTGGATTGATTTAAGCCATATGCCTAAAGATAAACTACGAAACATTAGACTAGCATTTAGCAGTATTCGAGACTTAATCCAATCTCTATTCATGGTCCACAACAGAATCATTGTCGTTAGACTAGACTTTGGACTAAAAGAAAGAAAAGAAGACCTACCCTTTATCAATGCCTGCTTTAATCGATTACTAGACAGATTAGAATACTACCACAAGGAGTATCTAGGTTACATCTGTACTCGTGAATACAAAGAACAAAAAGGTATCCATTTACATTGCCTGTTATTTCTAGATGGAAACAAAGTAAGAAATGAGAAAGAATTTGTAGAGAACGTGAGGAGAATGTGGGGTAAGTATACCACAAAAGGATTCGAAAAAGACGATAACGTAGTGAATGAGTCTTGTAAAAGACGAGTTAAGGAATGGATAAATGGCTACGTATACTGCCGTAATTACGATAAGAATAAACTACCAGATGAAGGTGAATGCCTAGGTTTAGTCAAGTACACTGACGTTTTAACAATAGAAAAGCTAGTCGTATTAAGCAAATACTTGATTAAAGACATTAGTGAAAGAGACTGGCTAGTGAAGACGGGTAATAACCCCAAGAGTAGATTATTCACCTGCACCAGTGTAGCCAATTACCCTAGCTTAAATACCGATTATCATGACAGGCTAGCACTAAACGTAGACTACAATCGTGAATACTTAGTACGATTAGACTGGATACAAGAGATTAAGCTACAAAACGAATACAGTCTATTCGACCCTAAGCGATTCAATCGCCTCTACCTAGAACGTATAGTGAGGCTGAATCCACTATATCGAAGAGATAGAGGATAATGAATGAAACGAATGCTATCTCTACGTAGTAAAGCGAATATTGTTTACAATAAGAGCTACTCTACTACCTCTAAGTGGGTAGTAGAGTAGTATAGTCTTTATATACCGTATTAGGGTTGTCCTTTTAAGCGTTTAATCTCTGTTTCTAACTCCTGTATCTTGTTGTAGTATTCGATTACCTTCTCTTCAGCGATTCTGAGTTTAGTCTTAATCCCTTCTCCGGTATTGGTTAATTCCAGTAATCGCTCTAAGGTAGGTTTCTTTTCCTTCTTCTTCTCTTTCCTGACATTCTTGATTCTTTCATGGTCTACGTTATCGACTATATAGATATCGGATAGGACCATGGATTCTGCTTGAATATCTACACCCAATTGTAGATTAGCTAATTCTTGGAATTGCTCAATTAAGGCTTCAATATTCTCATCTTTAGGTAAGGCCCCTAGACGGATACCGATACCCATGGTCACGTAAGCTACCCCTGTACCGATTGGGTAGGATTCTAAGTAGTGGAGAGGGAAGGAATAGACCGTACCGGAGTCTGTCTTGACGAAGATGATTCTCCCTTCCTTATCCATGTGTTCCTGGAAGAGAGAATCTGCTAAGTTGTATTTACGGTAATAGGTAGAGAGGACATCTGTACCCATGTTGATTAACTGACCGTAATTAGAGATAGCAGTACAGGTTAGGGGGGTATTGACTGGGAGGAGGTTATGGAAGGGATTGTTGAGCTTCCAAAGACCTCTACTCCCTACAGTAGGATTATTCAGCATTGTACTCATTCGCTTTGCTCCTTCTTACAATGTCTCATTTCTTCGAGATTCAGTAAAGCACTCATCGGTTATACCTCTTCGTTCTTTCCTTCATGTTTTCAAGATTCAGCATTACAGACATTCGTTACACTCCTTTCTGTAATCCTTCATGTCTTCGAGATTCAACATCGTCATGGTGTTAGTTTCCTTATAAAGGTATAGGGGAAAATTCATAGCAGTATAGAGAGAATGGTTAGTGTAGATATAGCTATATGCTTCTAGAATCGATTTATAGAGCGATGAGATCCCAGATAGTAGGGTAGCTTACCCTGATGTGTTAATCGCTCTATAAGAGGCTCTACGAGCCTGTAAACGGTATTATTAGTATAAAGACTGGGTATTCTAGTCTATAAAGCAATGAAAATGATAGAAATGCTACTCTCTCTACCCGTTGTTAGGTAGAGAGAGTAGTGATTCATTGTTACTTATTGTCTTCTTTAGCAAGAGGGGTAGGTTTAGTTGGTTGTACTTCCTCCTCTAGGTTATAAGCTTTCTTATTCTCTTCTACGGCTAATTCTACCCTTACTGGTAATTCTGGTTCTTCTTCAATCACGGTTACTGTCGGTACATGAGTAGGGTAATGGTAGTTAGAATAACCAGTGACGGTAGTCTCTTCATTAGGGTGTACATGAGGCTCTAATACGGGTTCTTCTACTGTTTGGTTCTGTACTTGTTGTACCTCTTGTAAGGTTTCGATTACCGTACGGTAAGCAATCAGCTGTAAGGTAGTGCTCTTTAACATCTCTTCAAGTTTATCCACCATAGAGAGTGCACTGGTGAGTTCTTTACGAACAGCAGCGAATTCTGCCATCATTTGGTTATCGAAGAGGACTTGGTCCCCTACTTGTTGGGAACGGTTTTGCCATTCTTGCATGTTTGGTTTCCTTTACTGTCTAGTGATACTAATTCCAACGTTTATGTTATTCGGAGGTAACACAATGTTATCCTCGCTAATAACACAATACACGATATCGGAGAGTACGGAATACTCCATGAAGGAGTGGGAGATTAAGAAGATTTGGTTATCAGGGAATTCCTCTGCTAACCTTTCAATTAACTTAATCACGTTTTCTCGATGTTTGGCATCGAAGGTTCTGCCTGGTTCATCTAAGTAAAGCGGGTAGTTATCCAGCTTTAGAGACTTCATCACCATGAACTTGAAGGCTAGGTTAATGATTTCACGAATACCATCACTCCCTAGGGAGACATCAGGTTTCAGGTGATTAGAATGCCCTACGGTAATGGGGAATCGATAAGAGAGCTCCTCTCCTGTCTCTACCTTAGAGGGATGAACAATGAGAGGATAAGACCAGATAGAGGCAATGAAACCGTTTAATCGAGCTAAGAAGATTTTAATATAACCCAATAAACCTTCAGCAATTAAACCATCTTGAGGATTGAGGGCTTCGATAATGGCTTGAAAGACGATTCTCTCCTCTTCTAGAGATTTTACGGTATTCTCTAATAATTCAATTTGCTTCTGCTTACCGGCTAGACTAATCTGTTTCTTAGAGAGTAGAGCAATCTCTTCTCTAAGACTCACTACGATTCGATGTACGGTATCGTAGAGGTCTTTCTCGATAATCTTAAAGTTTATCTTCTCTTGCTCTACTACCTTATCCGTTACATGGCGTCTATAGTCATCGTAGACCTGATAACAGTGTAGCTTATCCTCTAAGATTTTCTGTCTCTTTTCAAAGTGAGATAGTTTCTCTTTTAGCTCTAGTGACTCCTTTTCTAGTTTCACTAAAGTCTCTTCTAAGGAGAGTCGGTACTTCTCATCCACTCCATTGAGGTTCTTAATCTTCTCTTCAATCTCTTTTAGCTGTAAGAGCAGCTCATTCTTCTTCACTTTATCCTTTAATCCCTGTCTGACTTGATCAACACAAGAGTAGAGATAACTACCATTCTGGTAGAGTTTCTTCTCCTTAATCTCTTGGATTAGGGGAGAGAATAAACCATTGAAAGAAGAGAGTAGGGTTAAGAGCTGTTTCAATACTTCAATATCTCGATTTAGAGTAGTCGCTAGAGTCTGTTTCTCTTTTAAAGATTGGGTTAAAGTAGAGAGTTTCTCTTTCTCTTCAGTTAAGGAGAGATTGAGTTTCTCTAAAGCTTCTTTAGAATAACCTAAATGGAATTCATGATGACAATTAGGGCACTCTACTTTAGCTTGTCTTTCCTTCTCTTTAATCGAGTGGATTCTCTCAGTGACTTTAGCTATCTTGACATTGGATTGATTAATCGAATGATTCAGGGTATCTACTGCTTCTTGGAATTGCTTTAAGAGGCGATAGGAGAGCGTTTCACTCTCTATCTTAAGGGATTCCTCAATGTAGCGGCTAATCTCGTTGTATTGAGCGTTTAGCTGCTTTAGAAGCGATTCTGGATACTCTAATCTATCAATGTGCTTATCAATCTCAAATCCCTCAATTTCTGCTTGTAATTCCGTTTGGGATTTCAATAGGTCTTCTAAACTAGTGGACCTTAATTGATTAATCTCTAAGAGCTTGTTTTCTGTTTCGGTATAAGACTCTAAAACAGTACGGTATCGATTCGAGTGAGAATAGCTCTCGTGTTTGTAATGCTCAATGTTCTTGATGATGTCTGGTAAGTCTTCAGGACGAATGTATTGCTTATAGACTTCTTTGCTGGTTTGGTAGAGGTCTTTAGACCAATTGACTAATTCCTGGTTATTCTTACCTTGTTTACGGATTAAGTCCTCTAAGTAATCTGGATCATTCATCTCAGGTGAGAAGGAAACCAGATTGTTTAGATATTCGATTTCTTCCTCTTTATCCCGAATGGTCTTATTGATTGCCATTAGGTCTTCACTCTCTAAATTACCCTGAGAGACAGAGACTAACTGCTGTTTGGTTTTCTTTAAAGCACCAATAGTATCCCTTAGTCTTTCCTTGGCTTTATTGAATACCGAGAAAGCGTAAGTGTAATCCGTATCGCACAATAGGGTAAACCACTCTTTTCTCTTTTGTGGAGAGAGACGAGTCAGGTATTCCTTATCGGTTAGAAGAGCATGGATTTCCTTAGTGTAGTTAAAGTAATCCTTCACTAACTGAGTCTGGTAGGTAATCGTACCACCGATATTGAGTTCTTCATTGGTGTTTAGATCAATAAAGGAGTGTTTGTTTTCCTTAAAGTCGTTAATGAGTTTATAGGTATTACCTAAATGTTCTACTACGATTTCCTTGTATCCATTCTTAGTAAAGTCTACTTTATCAGCAGGTAGGGGAGAGAGGTAATGCAATAAAGAAGACTTACCACTACCATTGGTACCGATAATGGATAAGACATTACCTATCTTAGTAAAGTCGATTTCGATTTCAGTAATTGAGGAGAGCTCTAATCGGTAGCATCCTCGAAGAATGAGTTTGATGATTTTCACTGATTGAACCTCTAGTCAGTTTCTTAATTCAGAATAGACTAATCATTTCGATTAAATGGCAAACAGAATAGATAGTACACTCTACCTACTACCCCTGAGTGAGGTAGTAGGTAGAGTAGTATACTGCTATTTAAGCAACAGACAACTGTAATTTCATTCGATTGTCTACTAAGCGTCCCACGTCTTTTTGCATCTCTTCTTTACTGTAGCGCAACCAGCGGGGTGTCTTAGCAATGATTTCACGAATGATCTTCTCTTTAGTCTCTTTACCTATCTGGATTTTGCCATCAATCAATTGGGTTTCAATCACACCCAATTCGACATTATCCCAGAATACTCGGTTCAGTTTCATGCCTACGCCTAAGGCTGAATCGGTTTCACAGACAGATAAAATCTCATTGACTTTGTGGAAAATATCATCTTCCAAAACCTCTACTTTAAATAGCCTGCTGTATAGCGAGGAGAGAAACAGAATCCGAATCATTCTTTCAGGGAAGATTTTATCGGCTAACCAGTAGCTAAAGCGAAGAATATAAGATTTAATACTCATGATCTTAGTTCCTCAGGCTTAGCAATAAGGGGTTAAAGACAAACTGAATACTAAGATAATTATTCAGCCAGGAATTGAGACGAATAGGTACCTCGAACAATCATGTAATTCTTCAGTCTCACAGTATTGCTGTCTAGCTTCTTATGTAGAGAGATAAAGGTAGCATAGCGATAGACCGCTCCTGATTCATGCCAAAGTAAGAGTTTCACTAAAGGCATTTCATCTTCAATCTGTTTAAACTGATTACGTAAGGGGAGGTCTACCCCAAAGCTTAAGGTAATCTCTCTTTCTAATCCATTATCGAATTTAATCTTAGGTTTAATACAGATAACATCTGTACCTAAGGTTTTCAATAAAGACTTACCTAAAGATACTTTCTTCTTCTCATTACCTTGAATATCCTTCTCTACTACCATTTCCTTAGTAGTATAGAAGTATTCGGTTAAGTCAATCTCCCGAATGTGCTCAGTTTTATTAACATAGTGAGACAATACGTGGTTAAGCTCAGTGAGGTGGTCAATATTCCTCATGGCTAGATAGATGGGATCATTGACGTAGGTTAAGCCTTTACCGTCTATGGTTTCGAGATTAGGTACCCCTTTAGGACGACAGAGGTAATACTTACCGTACTTGTGCAAAGCACTGTATACCTTAGTAGACGTAATATTGTCCATCTGTAAGCAGTAGATTAGGTTGTTGTGCTGATAATGCTGCTTTAACCAGATGTCTTGTACTTCTTCTATCATGTTTACAATAGGGTCACCTCCCTCTAGGTAGAGGATAGCGATTTGGGTATCGGCTATCATCTTTCCGGTATAGAGGTCAATGGGCAGCTTCTTTTCTACTCCATTGATAATCTTTTTAGGTGCGGTAATGGTACCAGGATTACCTAGGTAGAAGATGTTCTTATCCTCTCGTCCTTGGTAAGAGAGATACATTCGTTTATTAGAGAGGAGAGGGTGGGGTTTGGGTGGTTTCTTTTCTTTAGCTAAGTCTTCTAGGGTAATGTCGTTTTCTAGAATACCTTGGGTTTGGGTGAGGTCTACCTGGTACTTGAGGTTATTAGCCAGATTAGCGGCTATGGTAGCCATCTTATCAGCAAACACATTAGCGATATTAGACAGAGTGCGTTTGTCTGCTTTCGCATCACCATGGCCTTTAATCCATTGGGGGGCAAAGTGTAGTTTCTGCTCTCTAATCTGTTGGAGTAGGTAATGGATGTCTAGCCACTGCTCTTTATTAGATAAAGGTTTACCAGTAGAGCTCATCCAGTTCTCTTTAGCCCATTTATCGACTTGTTTCAATCCCCCTAATACGTACTGGGAATCGCAGTAGAGTAGAGTAAAGTCTACCTTCTCTTCTAAGATAATGGCTAGAGCTTTCTTCATGGCTTCTAATTCAGCCAGATTGTTACTGCCTGGAGTAGGGAATCCACGGGAGTATTCCTTCATTTTCTCAATAAAGACTAAGTAAGGTTTATCGTTTAATACCTTCTTACCGTCTTGAATACGAATAAAAGCGTTTCTAAATTCTTCTACTGAATTCACCGTAGGGAATTCTTTAATGCCTTCAGTTTCCGGTTTCTTACCTTCCCAATAACCTAAGGTAGTCGGGAAGAGACCATTGATTGGAAACTTAGCATAAGGCTTATTCGAGTACGTATACCAATGTAATCCACAGCCATAGGGACCAGGGTTTTCCCTGAAGTTACCCCCATCGCAGTAAATCACCATGCCGCTGCCAATATAAGACACAAGTGGCTCCTTGGATGTAATAGAAAATAACAATAGATCAATACTGGATACCCCCACCGAAAAGCAGGGGTATCCAGTGTATCGTAATATCAAATTTAATCGAGGTAGCTTAGATAAAACGGTGGGTAGAATTCTCTTGGTGGTGGTGTTCTAATTTCTCTTATTGGGTAGTGGCGTTTTCTCAGGGTCTCTTCCATAAGCTTCGGATGCGGCCCTCTTGGTATCGGAAGCATTGAGTACTTCTTCTCTCACTGCATTCCTATCTTCTACAATCTTATTGGCTACCT